GTGCCGCGTGCGGCGCACTGCTGTCGATGTCACCGGCCAAGGCCGACACGTTTGTCACTTTGGGTGGGGTGTCATGGAATACTACCAACTCGGGCAACCTGTCGCTCGGTAACTTTGTGCCGGGCGGTAATCAGCCACAGAACGCGCCTTGTGTGATCTGCGGAGAAAACCAGCCGCAGCAACCTGCGAATTTCGGCTACAACGACTACTCCAACGCAGGTAATACAAGCGCAATCAGCGCTTTCAGCGACCAGGGCAACGGTGGGCGCAATACGCTCGCCGATGATACTTTCGCCACTGGTTATCAAGTTGGTTCAGGTAGTCCGCTCTTGGCATTCCTGCTTGCCAATGGCGACAACCCAAATAACCTGACTTTCAGCATCGGCGTCGATATCAACTCAACCAACGTCGCCGAAACGCTGAATAGCTTTTGGTTCTTGAACCTGACGACACACACTGTACTCGACAGCTTCACGGGCGGTGTGACGGGCAACGTGCCGGATGTCAACAATGGCACCGGATTTCCCGATTACACGATCTCTGGCTTCGATCTGACCAACAACGACATTCACGTGGGCGACACGGTGTTGTTCCTCGCGAGGATGTCAGGATTGAACGATGGCCCGGATTCGTTCTTTGTTGAAGCCGCACCAGCCGCTGCGGTACCGGAGCCGGGGTCACTCGCGCTGATGGGCAGCGGTCTCATTGGCCTACTCGGCGTCATTGGGTGGAAGCGCCGCCGGGATGACGACATGGGTGGTGTTGCCGCGTAACACATAGTAGTTTTGCCGTAGTTACAGTAATTGCTGGCGAGGCCTCACGGCCTCGCCAGCTCTTTATGGGGAGAATGGAATGACTTTCCAATATAGCGCGACTTTGCGCAATAATCAGGTCAGTCAGATCCAGGCAAGTGTTGGTACTTCTGGTACCTTGCTGATTTTTTCTGGTGCTGAACCTGCCAACTGCTCGGCAGCGGACCCCACGGGTCTGCTCGCGACCATCGTGCTTCCGGCGGCCTTCCTGACCTCTTCCGGTGGTGTGACGGCGATCGCTGGGACGTGGAGCGCCAATGCTACCGGCACCGGGACGGCGCAGAGTTTCCGCATGTATGACGGGGCGAAAGTGTGCCACGTCCAGGGCAACACGACGACCGATCTTGTGCTCAACAACAGTAGCATCGCCAGCGGTCAGACGGTGACTGTGACGGCGTTTACCGTGACCGCCGGAAATGCCTGACCTTGCTTGGGGCGACGGCGGAACCCTGGTCGTAAAGTCAAATAATGACCTTGACGCGCAAGGCACAAATTCAAGCGGCTGGACTTCTGTCAGAGGAAATCTCGCTCATGTCACTGGCAAGTGGTATTGCGAGATTGAAGGTATTGGTGGCCCTCTTGCTACATACATCGCCTTTGGTGTTGCGGATGACAGCACCGCAGCCGGTGCAGGGATGGATACTCACATACCGTATCAGTGTGGTGGTACACGCGATGATGGTTATAATTTTGTCACCGGATTTAATAATGGGGTTTCTTACGGTTTAGGAACGATAGGGCTTGGAACCCGGATCGGCATCGCCGTCGATTGTGACAATCAGCAGCTTTATTTATCGACAAATGGTGTCTGGCATGGTGATCCTGTCGCCGGAACCGGCGCACGCGCCAATTGGGTTGGTCAGGCTGGGGTCAACATCTATCCGTATGCTGCGCTGTATTATAGTCAAGCGCGTATTCACGGGGACACGGCAACTCAGATTTATCCTATTCCAAGCGGATATAAGACTTGGTCGTTTTTAGCGCCGGGTTTCAATGTTCAAGACAATCAGACACTGAATGCAACAGGCACGATCACAGGCGAAAACACGGCGGGCCTTATCGCGCACTGGAAGCTCAGCGATGGTAGCGGCATAGATTTAACTGGGAATAGCAACGACGGTCTCTTCCAGGGCGGTGCGACATCGGATAAGAGCGGACCTATTGGCAACGGTGTCATCTTAAATAGTACAGGCGACTACGTCGCCAATGACCAAGTCATCAATATTCCCTATGTGTCGATATCGGTATGGGTAAAGCCCGTACCATCCGGCAGGAACATGCAGATCGTCGGTTTTGCCAATGGATTTGCCAGCCCGACAACCGACAAAGACCTCTTCCTTAATTCTGATGGAACGATTGGTTGGTACGTTTATGTCGGTGGCGGAACGCTACTTTATACGACCACCACGATTACTGACGGCAAATGGCACCACGTCGTCGCGACGTATGAAGAGGGCGGACTACGCATCTATATCGACAGTGTTCTTAGTGCCACTACACAAGGGTCTGGCGGGTCATTTGCCGGTTATGGTCAGCCCAACGTTTTCTTAGGTGGTGTTGGGCACCCGAATGCCCATGGTGATGTTTGGTATGTTGGCGAGCTTGACGATTTTCGCCTTTACAACCGTGCGCTGCCGCAGTCGGATGTTTCTTATCTTTATTATTTGGGCGTCCCTGCCGCCGTGCTCAGCGTTAATCAAGCACCGCAGATTTTAGCGGCGACTGCTAGCTCTGAGGTTCACGGCGCACTTATCGCAGATCAAGTTGGTCACATTGTCACCGCGCACGGCGGGACAATTGTCACCGGGGCGCTTGCCGTCATCCAAGATCCGCAGATGCTCGCAGCGATCGGCGGCATCGTGGCTGGCGGCACCCTCTCCGCCCTCCAGGCTAATCAAACAGTCACGGCGATCGCGCGCATCACCGTAAGCGGCGCTCTCGCTCTCGCTCAAACGGATCAGCACCTCGTCGCCAGTGTGTTCGTCGGTCATATGGGAATCACCCAGGATGATCAGGCGGCAACGGCGTTATATGGCATCGTCAATACAAACATTGCTACGCTCAATGTCACCCAGGCACCAAATACGATCGACGCGGCTGGTGGTGCCATCATCATCGGTAGATTGGCTGAGACGCAGGCACAGACGCTTGCATCGTCGGGCATCGTTTCTGGTGTAGTTGGTGCGCTCACCGTTGTTCAGGCACCAAACACGATTGTTGCTACTAGTCTTGGGGCGACCGTCGGCACGCTGATCGCGACGCAGGCTAGACAAACACTTATTGCAACAGGTGTTATTGCTGATGTAATTGGTACGCTAACTATTCCCCAGGATGTGCAGAGGCTCAGTGCCAGTGCCTTGGTTACCGGTACAATTGGTAGGCTATACGTTGTTCAGGATAGTCAGACCTCAACAATACTCGGTGGACCCGTCATTGTTGGTATTCTTGGATTACGCACCACCACGTCTCTTGAAAAAGACACGTTTGACCGAAGCAGTGCTTGGGTATCCGGGGTATCCGGGGCAGTGCTTGACGTCCCGCCGGATCGCTACTTGACAACTGCGCTTCCGGATCGTATGATCACGGCTATCGGGAATGGCCGGGTGGCTGTTGTGCCGCCATCGAAATCCGGTCGTGGAACTGACAGGATAGTCATCGCACCACCACTGCGGAGAGCTGCTTGAATGGCCGCTTTTAGCCCAATTGCACCGGCTCCCGCTGCCGACACTTTCATGTTCGACTTCATTATTCAGATTGGTGTGACTGGCGTCATCGTGGCAGCGGCTTGGATTTGTAGTGTAGATCCATCCTCCCCGGTGGATGATCCCAACGCTACTACCCGTATTCTTGGTCCACCGTCATTTAGTAACACCAAGACTTCAGCATTGCTTGGCAACATGATCGATGGTTGCTTGTACGTGTTGCAAGCTGAGGTGACGCTGGATGATAATCGCGTCCTTACCGACATCGCTTCCTTGCAATGCACTTCAGCTCCGCGAGTCACTGGAGTACTGACCCCTAGCGATTTCCGCAAGGATTTCCCCGCCTTTTCCGATCCTACCGTCTACACGGAGGACGCGCTCGCCTTCTGGATCGACGTGGTGCTGTACCAGACGCCGCTAAACCCGCGATCTTGGCGCAATAGTTTGGTGTTGGGCCAAGAGCTGTACGTGGCACATATGTTGACGCTGGAGCGCCAAAATGAGCGTCAGAGCCAAGCTGGGCAGGCTCCGTTGGCGCTTGGCCCGGCAACCAGCCGTTCAGTGGGTGGCGTCTCGGTTGGCTATGACAGCGGCTCGGGGGCCTACACCACCGACGCCGGGTTCTGGAACATGAGCACTTATGGCCAGCGCTTCTATTACTTCCAAAACATCGCGGGTATCAGGCCGGTCCAGTTATGACAATTGAACCCGACATGTCAAAGAAGATTTCGGCGGCGTTGAAAAAGCTGTCAAACAGCTCGGTGTACATCGGCGTGGCGGATGAAGGCGCGGATCGTAAGGCGGTACCGGGGGCAAAGGGAGCGGTACCGACCAACGCCCAGTTAGCCTACATTCATGAAACCGGTAGCCCGGCCCGCAACATCCCGGCTCGGCCCTTCCTGCGTCCCGGAATGAGGGATTCGCAAAATCGCTGGCAACCCATGCTGGATCAAGCGGTGACTGCCGCGCTCAAGGGTGATGAAGCTGGAATTGACAAGGCGCTTCATCGGGCGGGCATCATTGCGGTGGCAGCGGTCAAGCAGACGATCGTGGCAAAGATTCCTCCGCCGATCAAGCCTGCGACGATGGCGGCGCGGCGACGTCACCGGGGCGGCGGCAAAAAGAAGCGAGAAGCACGGGCCGAATACCGCGAGTTCTACAAACAATATAGAGCCGGGACGGCTACCATGGACATGTCATCAGTGACGCCTTTGGTTGACACCGCTCAGTTGTTGAACAGCATCACATACGTGATCAGGAAGTGACATGCCGACGTTAGATGTCGCGGACGCCTTTGACCCGTCATTCATGGACAGCTTCATCGTCATTCGGCGGACGGAAGCCATCAACCAATATGGTCGGGTGATAACGACCGAGCAGCGTTTCAATTCAACCGGTGTCGTGACTGCAACTGGGCCTGATGATTTGCAGCGGTTGCCCGAGATGCAGTACATGAATAAGGCGATCACGATCTACACCCGGTTCAAAATCCAAGGCCCCTCGGACGGTTATCAGGCGGATTTCATCCTGTGGCACGGCTCGCATTTCGTAGTGCAGACCCTGGATGATTATTCGGGATACATCAACGAGCAGGGCTTCGTTACGGTCAATTGCACTTCGATTGAAAATCTCGACCCGGCTCCGCTGATGCCGGACCCTGTGGGTAGCGCCTAATTTTTGAGGAGTACGACATGCACCAATATGTACGGGCCGCCATTCAGCGTCATGCGGACTACCATGCGGCAGTGGCCGAGTATTACGGTGGGAAGGCCGCCAACGGGGGTGGGGAGGGGCATGCTACTCCTATGCCGCCACCGGAGACGCCTATATCCGGAGGGCGGCGGAGAGGCACGGGAGGGGCATCGACGGCGGCGGGGCCGTTGCCGGATGGCGTGCCGTCCGCCGAGGCCCTCGCGCGGCTGATCGAGATGCATGAAGGGGCCAGCAAGGACTTGTTGGCGTTATTGACCGATGATCCGCCGCAGGCGATCGTAAGGCAGCGCCGGTCGCCGCCGGTCGCGCGTATGCCGATCCCTGCCGGTGCGCGCTCCAGGGGTAGGGTCCAAGTTCACTGATGGCTTTCGCCACTGATACCCGTTTCGCGGGGTTTCTCGGGCCGCAGGCTTCACCGCAGCCTGCGGTCGATGATGCGTGGGAAAATTTTTTGCACGATGTCATCGCCGGGATTACCGGGCTGGATCCGATGTTGGTTCGCCCGCGCTGGCAGCCAGAACCGCCGGATATGCCTGACTTTGATGTTGACTGGATGGCGTTCGGCATTACCGATGCTCAGTTCGACTTTGAACCGGCGCTGATCCAGTATGATGACGGCAACAGTGGTCATGGGCAAGAGCTGCTGCAGGAACATGAAGTCGACACTGTCATGTGCTCGTTTTACGGCCCGAATGGCGGGAGGTATGCGAGTTATCTGCGGCGTGGTCTCTTTATTTGGCAGAACCGGGCGATATTGCGGGCCAATGCTTGCGGTATAGTCGAGATCGCGACGACGAACCGTGCACCGGAATTCATTCGCGAGCAGTGGCTGAACCGGATTGATATGAACGTCATCCTGCGTCGTGAGATTCGCTACCTGTACAATGTAAACAACATCGTGCGGGCGGTTGGCACGATGATCGGCAATGGTCCTGATTACACTATCGAAGTTGACATCGACACCGATAACGTTCCCCATCCTGAGGAGTACTGACCATGCAAGGCTTGAGCGTTTCGCGCGTAGTCGATGTCGAAGTTAGCTTCGCGCCGATCGCTGCGCCATTGTCCCGGTTCGATACTCTGCTGATCATGGGTGATAGCTCGGTGGTCGACACTGGTGAGGCAATCCGCGAGTACAACACGATCGAAGAAGTTGCGGGCGATTTTGGCACAACGGCACCGGAGTATCAGGCCGCTGTGTTATTCTTCTCTCAAGTGCCGCAACCGACTACGTTGTTCATCGGCCATTGGGCGCGCACTGCGACTTCGGGGCGGTTGACCGGCGGCATCGTGCCGCTGGATGAGCAGCAAATGACGCTGTGGAATACTGTGGCAAACGGTTCATTTGGCATCGCGGTCGATGGTGCAGCGCTTCAGCAGGTCGTTGGCGTCGATCTGTCACTGGCGACCAATCTCAACGGGGTGGCGACGCGGATCAACACTGCTTTCACTGCCGCGACGCCGCCGATTACTGCCGTTTGCACTTGGAATGGTTCTAACTTCCTGATCGACAGTATTACTCAGGGGGCGATCTCCAACGTCAGTTTCCTATCATCGCCGACCGGGCTTGGCACTGACATTTCGGGGCAAATGCATCTGTCGGCGGCGACAGCGGTGCGCAGCACTACAGGTCTCGGGGCAGAGACGCCGGTTGCTGGTGTGGCGCGGGTCGATGGGCGCGGCTGGTACTCTCTGATGTTCGCGGCCAGCGTCGGGCTGACCGATGCCCAGCGCATCGCCATCTGCGGCTACATCGAATCGTCTGCCGATAAACATCTCTATGGCATTACTACCAATTCGGCGGCGGTACTCGACCCGACCGATACGACCGACATTGCTAGCCAATGTTCACTGGCTGATTACACCCGGACGGTCATTCAATACTCCAATACGCCGCATGCGATCGCCAGTTTCTTTGGCCGGGCGCTGACTACGAACTTCGAGGGATCGAACACTACGATCACCATGAAGTTCAAGACGGAGCCAGGGGTGGTACCGGAGTTGCTGACGGCGACGCAGGCCACTACCATCGCGGGAAAGCGCTGCAACGTCTATGTCCAGTATAACAACGGCACGGCGATCATCGAAGAGGGCGTCATGAGTGGGCGCGCCTATTTCGATGAGATGCACGGGCTGGATTGGCTGGCAAATCGGGTGCAGACCGACATCTACAACGTGCTGTATCAGTCGCCCAAAATCCCGCAGACTGACCCTGGCATTCACGTGTTGGTGGCGACCGCTGATGGCGGATTGTCGCAAGGCGTTACCAATGGGCTGGTGGCACCGGGCCGCTGGACCGCGCCGGGCTTCGGTGAGCTGGCGACGGGCGATCTGCTGGCGAGCGGTTGGTATTGCTTCGCCGCTTCGGTCGACAGTCAGGACGCGGCACAGCGCGAGGCCCGCATTGCGCCGATGATCCAGATCGCGGTGAAGCTGGCGGGCGCGGTGCACTTCAGTGACGTGTTGATTAACGTCAATCGATAACGGCGGGCATAGCTCAGACGGTAGAGCGTTCGGTTGTGGTCCGGGAGGTCGCGGGTTCGAATCCCGTCGCTCGCCCCAAGTAGGAGAGGGAAGCTATGGCGACTTATGCGTTCCAAGATAACATGTGCTCCATCTCGGGGCCGAATGGTGCCTTCAGCATGGGGGCGGGTGCCGGTGACGCGGAAGGCGGCATTTCGGTGGTGATGACTGAAGACAAGTCCACCATGACGATCGGCGCGGATGGCGTGGTCATGCACTCGCTGCACGCGGGCAAGAGCGCAACGGTGACGGTGCGCTTGCTCAAAACCTCACCGACCAATGCGCTGCTGTCGGCTATGTACGCCAGTGACTGCGCAAATTCTCAAAATTTCGGCAACAACACCATCTCGATCCGCGACATGGCGCGCAATGACGTCATTGTTTGTCAACAATGCGCGTGGGCGAAGTTTGCCGATGTCACCTACGCGAAGGAGGGCGGTGAAATGACGTGGACTTTCCACGCCGGTATCGTCGACTTCATTCTCGGCACCGGGCTAGCAACGGCGACAGGCATCGCTGCTTAGAGGTGAATTATGCAAGAGATTGAGATTGAAGATCACCGGTATCGCACCGGCAGACTCAATGCCTTTCAGCAGTTCCATTTGTTCCGTAAACTCATGCCCATCCTCTCGGGCATGGGGGCGACATTTTCTGATCTGCCGACGCAGCAGTCTGCTGAACAAATGGAGACGGACACCGCTTTCTGGGGGGCATTGGGTCCTGCTGCCGCTGCCATCGCCGAAATGTCGCAGGAGGACAGCGAGTACATCCTCCAGACCTGCCTCAAGGTTTGTTCAGTATGGAATGGGCAGAGTTGGGTGCGCATCACCACGCCCGGCGGCGAGCTGATGTTCGAAGACATCAACATGATGGTGATGTTGCGGCTCACTTTCGCGGTGATGCAGGATAACCTGCAGAGTTTTTTCAGCGCACCCCTGCCCAGCGGTTCGGTAGCAGGGGAGACGGCTCAGGTTCTAGCGTACCCCTCGTCGCAATGAATGACGAGGAAGATTGGGTGATGCGGCCAGCAATTGAAGGCGTCTGTCGGTATGAGTCGCTAATTGACGGGACGCTGGATCTCGTTGACGTGGCTCGCATCAATGAAGCGTTAGATGTACGGGCGGAAAATCGTGCCCGCATCGATGAGTCAATGCGACAGGATTAAATGGCAGGCACCGTCCTTCATGAATTTTTAGTAAAACTAGGCTTCGTCACTGACGCGGCTTCGGCGAAGCGTTTCGATGACACCATCAAGTCCGGTGCCGCTCAAGTAAAGGCGTTCCAACTCGCATTGGTTGGTCTGGCGACCGGCGTCGAGGAGGCCATCCGGCGGACCCTTCGATCATTCGATCAGCTCTACTTTACTTCAAAGCTGACCGGGGTACCGGCTAAACTGCTGGCTGATCTGACCTATGGCTTGAAGGCTATCGGCATCGATGCCCAAAGGGCAATCTCCGGTATCGCTCAGGCGATGCGCGAGCCAGCCACCGCAGGTCTCATTACTGCATTGGTCGGCCAGACTAATAATGCCGGTGAGGCCTTCCTCAAGCTGGCTCATCGCTATGCTCTGGCGATCAAGACGGCGGGCGGTGAACAGAGTCAAGCGGCACTTGCTCTTAAGTATTCAATGTCGCAGATCCCTGGTGTGGATTTTGAGGAAATCCGCAACGCTGCGATTAACGAAGAGATCATGATCAAGGCGATGGAGACGCGGGCGCGCGTCGCCAAGCGCTTTCATCTCGATGACCAGAAAGCGGCGGAGAATGCACAGAAAGCGCAGTCGGCGTGGAATGAGTTCTCACTGACGATTGCGACTGGTATCGGAAAACTGATATCGGATAACTTCGATAGCATCGAGGAAATCTTCGAAAGCCTGTCGAAGTGGATGCAGAACCCGTCGTTGGTCTCTGCATTGGAGGGCATCGGACATGCTCTCAAGAAAGCCTTCATCGGGGTTGGCACCTTCATCTGGAATGAACTCCGGGCGGTCGACTGGCGCTATGTCTGGATACAGCTCAAAATCGGGCTGCGCGACATTGGGAAGTGGATTTGGGACACTGTATCCGGGATCGATTGGAAGGCGGTATGGGTCGCTTTCAAAGAGGCCGGTGCTGCCGTTTGGACTTGGTTCAAGGATGAAGTCAGCAGCATTGACTGGAAAAAGCTCTGGGCGGATTTCAAGTACGGGGCCAGCGTCGCGGCTACGTGGCTCTGGGATGAACTCAAGTCGATTGACTGGAAAAAGCTTTGGGAAGACTTCAAGTACGGGGCTAGCGTCGCCGCTACGTGGCTCTGGGATGAACTCAAGTCGATTGACTGGAAGTCCATCGGCATTTGGATTAAAGATTCCATTGCTGATACTGCTACTTTCCTGTGGGAGCAATTCAAGGCAATTCCTTGGGCGGCCATCGGCACTTGGATCAAAGATGGTGTCGTAGGCATAGCACAGTGGCTCGCTAGTTTCGATTGGTACGATGTCGGCAAGACTATTGGTGAATCGCTGATCGCGGCGCTGACCACCAAAATTGGTGGCGGTGATATGATGACGCCGCTCATCAAAGCATTTGGTGACATTGCTGCTGCTGGCTTCAAGATTGGCAAGGCACTGATGGATGGCATCAGTGACGCACTTGAAGCGCAAATTCCCGGCCTCAAGGCGATTGAAGATATACTGAATAAGTTAGCTGGATTACCGACTAGACAACCGGGCGGTGGCGGGCCACAGCCAGGACCGTCCACACCGCCGCCCGTCGATCCGGGCGGCGGTATAGCGAAGTGGTTTATTGGGCCTCGGAACATCTTTACGGGTGATCCGCTCGGTCTTGGTACGAACAAACCCAAGGAGAGCCACGAAAGAGGCGGCATCGTAGGAGCGGGTCATTATCAAAGTGGTGGTATTGTTCCGATCAATGCTCATGCAGGTGAGATGGTATTGCCTCGCAATATCAGCGACGGCATGCAGAAGATGTTCGGTCAAACTAACTTCATGTCGCCCGGCGCGGATGGTGGCGGCGGTCTGGCTTTGGAGTTCAAACGCTGGTGGTCGGGTGACGCTTCATTCCGTCCCATCGTGGACCTCGCCGTCACCGTCTATGACAGATTGCTTGAGGTGTTGCTGAGTGTAGCTGATCAAGTTTTAAAGACGATGGGCTACGAGAAGGGTGTCTTTGGCAGTGGTGATCAACCTGCTCCCGGTACTCCCGGCGCTCCGGGGGGTCCCAGCGGCCCAGATCAGCCTAGCGGACCGAATGAAGTAAAGCCAGAGCAGGACGGCAAGATCGATCGTTCCAAGTTTGAGGAGGAACTGAAGAATAATCCTGAGCTGATGCAGAAAGTTTTGAATATTGCTGCCAGTGAACAGGAGACTAATCCTCAGGGTACGCAGGCCATCATCGAAAGCATGATGAACCGCGCGCAGGTGTATGGCACTTCATTAGCGCAGCAGGCCAGATGGACAAGTGAAGGTGGTTACTATGACGCCAAAGGACGGGCCAGAGGCGAAAGGACCGCGTCCGATCCGAAAAATGCGGCTATCCTAACGGAAAGCTTGAAGAAAGCACTGGCGGGCAGTAACATCAGCGACTATGCGACCGATAACGCTTCCGGTTCCTTTGGGCAGGGTGAAATCGACCGGGGCGAGTTCATTCTCGCCAAGAAGATCGCTGGTGAAATCTTCTCGACACCCGGATCAAAGGGCGGGGCCGGTATTCGAGCAAAGTACGCTGCATGGCGTGCGGCTTTGGCCGGGCAGGCTCCTTCTACCCTTACTGGGGGCGATAAAGACGCTCCGATCAGTGAGGAAGACCGCAGTCAAACTCCCGAATCCCAACGCAACGTTGCTGGATTGCCCAAACAAGCCGGTGCGGATGTCGCGGATCTGCAGAAAGGTTTTGCTGAGCGGCTGAAAGCGTTGGTTCTTGCCGCCAAGACGGCAACGGGCGAAACCGCCGTGGTCACTTCTGGGTTCCGTGACTATGCCCATCAGGCTCGGTTGTTCGCTCAGTCCGACCGTTCTGGAAAAATGGTTGCGGCTCCCGGTCACTCAATGCATAATCGCGGCTTGGCCGCCGATTTTATGCATATGTCGAAAAAGCTGGGCGATTACTTTCACGCGCATGCTGCCGAGTTCGGACTTAACTTTCCAATGAGCTATGAAGACTGGCATATTGAACCATCAGGAATGCGGCGTGGCGCGGCGGGGGCTGCTTCGCGGGCCGGTGGGCAGCATGCGGCGATGCAGGGTAGGCAGCTTGGCGGTGAGCGTCCACGGCAGGTAGCATCGGCGGGCGGCGGTCGCGGCGGCGGTGAAGTCCCGCCGGTTGTCGTCACCATCAACGT